GCTACTACACACCTCCCGAGACATGGCCCAAGGTATGGAACATCACCCCCATGACGGGGGCATCCTCGTTTGGTTTGACCTTGCACGCTGCATCACTCATCATCCCTGTGACCGCTGGTGGAGTGCCCTACGGTGGAGACATTACCATCAGTGCGGTATTCCAGAACATCCCGACTACCTACGAGATTACATGGGGAATCGTGGGTGCATCATTCGTGGATGCAGGGACAAACCAGACTAAGATAGTCGATGTGACGACAGCCTTCAATGACAGCGTGATTGTCACGGTCTCCGTCCTGTTTGGTGGGGTGACCTACACGGATATGGTGACACTAACCAAGGTGTTTGATGGAAAACCAGCCCCGATGAACTTTGGTGGTGTAACTGCTGTCCCAACTGCAAAACCCGATGGCGACCCGTTGGTTAAAGGTGATTACTTTCTCTGGGCAGGTACGACTACAGCAACTTACACCAAGGGTGAGATATACGAGTGGGATGGTGATAGCTGGGAGAAATCAACCAACGGAAACCTCGTTATGACCATGTTCGATGATTTTGCTGATTTGGCAAATGATGTGGACTCTACAGTGATCGGGAATGCGGTCATCAAGAAGTTGGTGGCGATTGAGGCATTTATAGAGAATCTTATAGCTGGGCAGCTTGAGGTAGTGAACGGTACTTTTAGAGTAATAGTAAATAAATCCGAGGGGATTAAGATAGAAAAGGACAATATTATTGTATTTTCCGCTTCTCCTAGTGGTGACCTAAGTATAACAGGAAACATAAATGCAAATAGTGGCACTTTCAAAGGGCAACTTGACACATTAACAATTAAAACATATTTAGGCGGGGACACCTCGTATCCACAATCGGATGTAACAACTATAGAGCAACTCATTTCAATGTTGATTGAATTTATCGGACCAAATACGTCATTAAAAATTGATGCAACAATAAACAGTCTTGCGACACAAAGCGTACTATATGGAAATATCATAGTTACCCAGCACAGGATACTAGAAATAGGAGGGTATACGGCTGGTGGTGAACGTATCTACAATGGCACGAGTGCTATAATATGTACATGTTCAATTATATTCACAATGGGCAATGGTTCAACAATGACATATGTGTTGAGAAAAATAAAAGGGATAACAAATAGGTGGGTTGGCGCAGAGCCTGTAAATTACCCGCCATACCCTACCCCTCCAGAAGGTATTACAGATTTGACGGGCTGGAGTAATTTCTATATAGCCACAGGTAGCTCTAGCTACGGAACACCAACCAAACCAGTAGAAAGTGCTTTTGATGGTATTGGGAGTGCAAGGAGTTTCCCATATTCAATAACGGGCATTATTTTATGGGACTCAACGCGAGAAAGGTTGTTCATAAAAAATTTACCAACATCAGCACCATCAGAGAGTGGAAGAATATGGCGTGATGGGACGACATTAAGAATTGTATAAGAGCCATAAGGAGTTGAAATGTGTGGGGAAAAATTAAGTTGTTTCTTGAAAAGTATTGGGGTATCGTGCTGTCTGTTTTTGGTTTTGCCGTTGGCTTCGTTATCAGCAGAAAGCAACCTGTATCAAAACTTGATGGACATTGTGCCATAGGAGGAACGAATGACTGACAGGGTAAAAACATCAATTAACAAGGTAAGCGTGGCACTCGGCCTCATCATCACCATTGTGACCCTTATTGCAGGTGGGGTGCGCATTGTTGACCTCACCAGCCAGACTGCCTCCACGGTGGCGATCTTGAGTGACCGCATAGAGGCCGAGCAGGCTGAGCGCATCATTCAGGACAGCATTCTCAAGGATGCAATCATGACCGAACGTGAGGAACGCAAAGCCGACAACAACAAGGTACTGGTCAAGCTGGCTGAAATCGATACCCGTCTCCTGTATATCCAGCAGGGCGTGGACAACCTCAGCAACCGCTAGGCCGCATAGAAAGAGCAAAAGGAGCATACCATGGCAGATCCCGCAATCCAGAGTATAAACCAGCATACGCAGAAAACCAGCCTCGACTGGCTATTAAACATCCTTGTCCAGCCATCCACAGGAACCGGCTCGGGCGTAGCACCTGCGGCCCATGAGCAGTACGGCCTGTCCCTCGACCTCTTGAGGCAAGCCTTGGTGGAGGTCACGAACGTCGTCAACAATATTACCACTGAGGTTCCTGGAAAGGTGCTTGACGCACGGCAGGGGAAGGCTCTCGCTGACTCCATCGCCGCCATCCTCTCACAGAAAGCGGCTGCAAACGGTATAGCCACCCTCGGAGCCGACGGTCTTGTACCTTCCACACAACTCCCATCCTACGTCGATGATGTGCTTGAGTACGACTCCTTCTCACTTCTCCCTGAAACTGGAGAGACGAGCAAGATTTATGTGACGCTGGATACGAATCTCACGTACCGTTGGAGTGGCTCAGGATACACCGAGATAAGCAAGTCGTTGGCCCTTGGCGAGACGGAAGCAACCGCATATCGTGGCGATCACGGCAAGACGGCCTACGACCATACATTGCTGGCCGACAACCCCCATGGTGTCACCAAGGAGCAGGTCGGTCTTGGCAACGCTGACAACACCAGTGATGCCGACAAGCCGGTGTCCACCGCACAGCAGGCCGAGCTTGATTTGAAGATACCACTTACGCAGAAGGGGCAGGCTTCAGGAGTTGCAACCCTCGGATCAGACGGCAAGATTCCCTCTGCCCAGATTCCCTCCCTTGCCTTGGTGGATGTGTTTCCTGTGTCCTCGGAGGCCGCCATGCTTGCCAGTGGTGCAGAGCAGGGCGACATGGCAATTCGAAGCGATACCAGCCAAGTATTCATCCTCTCTGCCTCGCCTGCGACCACTATAGAGAACTGGATTGAGTTGAGTGCCTTGAAAGCTCTGGTCGATGCGGAGATTACCGACCTCGCCGGAGCTGGACGGACAACCGAGACGGTGAAGGGTAATGCTGATGCGATCTCGGCACTTGATACACGCCTCACAGGCTTGGATATCCTCACCTACGAGGGAGTTACATACATGGTAAGCAAAAGAATCGAGAACGGTCACTTGGTGACTACATACACGGAGGTGGCATAATGCCAATAGACGTAATTCATCCCAACGGCATCCAGATGCAACAGATGGTGGACGTTTCCCCGGATACACTCGATATGACGAGTGCTCCTGTGGTGACCATCCAGACCATCACGTCAACCAAGGCCAAAGTACCCTCATCCGCTAAGGTCGGACGCAGGGTCATGGTCGTCACCAATCTCGATGAGGTACGAACCGTGAGAATCGGCTCTATTTCAATCACCGAGAAAATTGGGTTTCTTCTGGACCCAAGAAAAACGGTCAAGGTGTTGCTTGACCCGAACAACGTACAGGACGTTTATGCAATCGCAACAGGGGCAGAAGTAAAGGTGGAGGTAATCGAATTATGACACACACCATAACAAACATCGAGGCCAACAAATGGCTGGTATCCGTCTCATTCATGGATGAAGGGGTGCAACAGAGCACCAGCAACACGGTAATCGGAACAAAGGAGCAGGCAGATGCCTACGCCCCCACCCTTGCTCGGGACTTCCGAGAGAATCACGCAGATTTATTCCCTCTTCCTGTGGTTGAGGAACATGATACGGAGGAAATCGTATGACATACGTAAGCGGACAATACACATCCAAACAGATTTTAGACAATATTATTGAGGTAGAGGAAGCACTCACCAAGGAAGCCCTTGCAGGAACCGCTCTCGCCATCACCGATGCAACCAAACAGGCGGACTACAAGGCCCGAATAGAGGATTTGTCGCTCGGGCGCAACACTGTCCTGTTCGATGCAAACAGCAAGCCGAGTGTATACACTGTGTACAAGCCAGACGAGAAAGCAAGGCTTGATTATCTCAGCAACGGTGGAACGCACTTCACATCAGTGAACACGTTGCATCCTGCTTTCATGGTAAACGGAAGCATCGTTGAAATCCTTGTAGGCAAATATCTTGCTGGAAAGGTAGCAGGTACGAATCATGCGGTATCTCTCAGGGGATTGTCTCCAGCCAATTACACTACATTTGACAATGCGCTTTCTCTATGTGCTGCAAAGGGCGTAGGTCATCACCTAATGACGCATGCTGAGTGGGCATATCTTTCCCTGCTGGCAATCCGTGAAGGATACCAGCCGAGAGGGAATGACTACTATGGCAAGAGCTATCAGGACTCTACTGAGTTCGGAAGCGCTGGCGACTCGTATGTCTATAGTGATGGCAAGATAGGTCCTACCCTTACCGGTAGTGGACCAGTAGGCTGGCATCTTGATGGTACTCCTTTCTCACCTGCTGACCTTAGAGGAAATGTGCGTGAATGGAACGGAGGATACCGCATCAATGAAGGCGAATTGCAGGTAATCCAGAACAACGATGCAGCTGACAACACCAAGGACCAGAGCGCAGTATCCACACTTTGGAAGGCCATCCTCCAAGACGGGTCTCTCGTGGCTCCCGGAACGACAGACACCTACAAATGGGATTATGTAAGTGTCCCAGCTCCAGCTGGTACGGCGGGATTCAGGCTGAATATCGCCATTGAAAATGCCGCTCCAGATACTAGCGCATACGGCGTGAATACATTCTCGACTCTTGCAGCAAAAGCAGGTGTAACTGTTCACGACATTCTTCGTGTGCTAGGCATCATGCCTCCACTCGCGAACTCACCGCTGGGAACGCAGTACATGCGCAATGTAGGCGAACGGCTCGGCTACGCCGGTGGCCACTGGAGCAGCACGTCGAACGCTGGGCTCGGGTTTCGCATCGCGAGCAACGAGCGCACGTACTCGCTCTACAACTTCGGTTTCCGTCCCGCTTTTTATCGTACACTGACCAACTGAACACTGGAGACTGGAATATGGGGAATACACTGATTGCTTACCAGAAGTGGGAGGACATGGCTGAATACATCCTCAAGTGTGTAGTGACACAGCTACCGAAAAGCGAGCGCTATGCGCTTGGTGAGCAGATGCGGAATCTTACGGTAGGCATCGGTGTACATATTGCAAGGGCAGTGGCCATCAGACATGTCGGAATGAGGAAGAAGGAGGTGGACGAAGCAGACCTTGACCTTTGCGCCCTGAAGGTGCTGATCCGGCTTGCAGACAGGCTGCATTACATAGACAAGCAAAAGTTTGGTCAGTGTGCATTGTACACTACCGAGCTGGGTAAAATAATTGGAGGGTGGACCAAGTCGTTATCTACCCAAGGGCAGCGGTTGTAACATGATGTCGGCTACGCCGGTGGCAACTGGAACAACACGTCGAACGCTGGGCTCGGGTATCGCAACGCGAACAACGAGCGCACGAACTCGAACAACAACATCGGTTTCCGTCCCGCTCTTCCATATATAGCAGTGCTTACATGCAAGAAGGCTGTTCCTCAAGGGGAATGGTCCACGCAATGGAAAAGGAACCGCAGTCCTGGCAGGACCAAATGACCATTCTGCGCAAGGCGACAAGTACCAGAAAACGGGAACGCCGCCGAAGCGCTTCTCTTTATTCTTTGCTTCCCATAAGGAGGGATAATCACATGCCCAAGACACACGGCAATCTGGCCGAGAAGATTTACAGCTTTGAAAATCTTGATGCTGCATTCAATGAGATGAGCAGGGGTATGCGCTATACAAACGCAGTTCTCAGGTACAAGGAGAACTACGAGGAGAATATCATCAACCTGCAGAACCATCTGATATGGCAATCATACCAGGTAAGGCCATACAGGGAATTCACCATCTATGAGCCGAAGATGCGCAAGATAAGCGCACCAGACATCGAGGATAGACTCGTCCAGCATGCACTGTGCAGGGTGGTGGAGCCTTTCTTTGAGCGTAGGTTCATCTATTCCAACTTCGCATGCAGGAAAGGAAAAGGAATGCTTGCAGCATGCAAGCGTGTACAACACTACATCCGCCAACAACCAGAGGGGAAACCTGTATACTACCTGCGCATGGACTTCCACAAATACTTTCACTCTATCAGCCATGTGGTGCTCAAGCGCCTCGTGCGAAGAGTAATAAGCGACAAGTGGGCGCTCTGGCTCTGGGATACCATCATAGACAGCTATCCACAAGGACTCCCTATAGGCGCACTCACCAGCCAACTGCTTGCAAATATCGTGGGTGATGCACTCGATCATTACCTATGCGACGAATGTGGTGCAACCTGCTACGCACGTTACATGGATGACATCATCATCGTTTCCAGTAATCTTGAACGGCTTGAACAGATATTCGAGAAAGCGAGGTCCTATTCACAGGAGATACTTTGGCTCACACTCAATGATAGCAAGAGCTATATTGCCGTAGCGGAATACCCATACGACGATGGTAGAAAGACTTTTGATCCAGGAATAGACTTTGCAGGCTACGGAATCCATCGGCGTTACTTATCCCCAAGAAAACGAAACGTGAAGGCAGCAAAGAGACGACACAGAAAAATGGCACGACTGGTCGCAGAAGGGAAAATAGATGAAAAGAAGTTGCTCGCTTCCGTCAATTCATTTGCCGGATACATGCAACATTGCATATGGACCAAGGACGCATACAGGGCCTTGGGTGAGGCCATGCTTCGCATTGAGGACAGGAGGGAACGCGCGTGATAAGAACCGACCACTACAAGCATTTTTTCGCTTGCTTCGCCATCACTATCTTGGGAACCGTCCCTTGGCAGATATGGTATCGATGGTGGATGCTCGCACCTCCTGTGGTGCTTGGGCTGTGTGCGGGGTTTTATAAGGAGTTCAAGGACATCCGCACGACTGGCTTCGATTGGACGGACATTCTCGCCGATATGGCAGGGATTGTGGCGGCCATGGCAATGTTTGGTCTTTCGGCTATAGGAGGGTGATGGATTGGAAATACCGATGCTACGGCAGGTTGAGTTTACAAAAGGGCATTTCGGCTTGGCACTGTTCAGTGACATTCATCTTGGTGCCACCGACATCCAAGAGGACAGGCTGAGAGACGACCTCAAGCGGTCATGCGATGAGGGCAGACGAATCCTGTTCAACGGTGATATGGTCGAGGCCATCCTACCCATGGACAAGAAACGATATACCCCCTCAAGGGCGATGAGCCAACGGGATGATGTGCTTAATGAGATGACCTACTATGCTGTAGATTTCCTTGCCCCATACGTTGACTATATCGACCTCATCGGCACAGGAAACCATGACGACGCTCCCATCAAATACAACGGATACGACATCGTGGGAGCAATCGTAACCCTGCTCAATACCAAGCGATCAAATACCTTGGGCAATATTCACAGGGCTGGTTATCAGGGATATGCACGCTACTGCCTTGCAGACAACTACAAAGGCAGGCGGATGCACCACAGCACGTTCACCATCTACCATCACCACGGCGCTGGTGGTTCGGCTCCTGTATCAAAGGGAATGATAGATATAAACCGTATCGTGTATGCCCATGATGCCGACCTCTATTGGATTGGGCACAAGCATGTGGGGACACACGACCCTTATATCATCCGTGACGGTCTCACCGTACAAGGCAATTACAAGGTGCGCAGGAGTCAGGCGGTGTTCACTCCTGGATACAAGAACGCAAGGAATATCAGCCCGAAAGAGGGTGGGTACAACTATGACTACTCAGACCATTTCTACAACATGCAGGCTTGTGGATATGCTGTTGTGGATATTTTTCAAGATACAAAGTCCAAGATGCTGAAAGAGGACTTCGAGGTGGTTTCCCGATAGGAGGGTAATTATGATTGATTTTCTGATTGCATTGGCCGTCTCAACCGTTGGGGTGGCTTGTCTCATGGAGATGCTCAAGGCTACGGTCAACAGCATCCGAGTTGCTGTGATACGCAAGAAGGTCGGCTACGGGGCTGAGAAGGATTTCCCCGTGCCGTCCTACGTCTGGTGGATTGCCGCAGGGTTGCTGTCCATCGGTGCGACCATCCTTGCATGGAAATCGGTGCTTGCATCCGAGGAACCGGTGACAGCCCTGCTCTCCATTCTCACAAGCGGTTGGTTCCTTTCTGTTTGGATCCCGATTGTCTGGTGGGTGCAGATGCAACTCGACATGCAAGTAATCAAGAAGTACGCCGTGCCGATTCTCAAGAAGGTGCTGGCGAAGAAGCTGGAGGTGGATTATGATGATTGACACTATATTTTTCCTCATGAGGAATCCTTGGGTGCTGACACTGCTCCTTGCCCTCGCTGGGCTGTTGGGCATCTCTGTGCAATCCTCACGGCTGAAGAAGGCCAAGCAGAAGGTTGAGGATGAGAAAGCCCATGCAGAGTACGAGAAGCGTCTGAGACAGCAACAGCAACAGCTTGTGGCTGACTCCGAGAAAGCGAAGGAGGAATACTCCGATGAGAAGGACGAGGCGGTCGGCAGTGTCGTCCCCGAGATGGAGAAGGCTAAGGCTGTCCCCAAGGACAAGCAGAAACCCTTGGGTGAGGATATCAAGACGATGGCGAAGGCGCAGGCCGAGCGTATCGCAAAGCGGAGGGCGAAGAAATGAGGAAAGTACTATTGGCGCTTCTCATGATATGTGCCATGTTGCTTGGCGGGTGCAAGACGGTCGAACCGGTAGTGCAGCAGAAGGTGGTAATCCCAGACCTGTCCACCATGCGGGTCGATGTCTACGAGCTATTTCCTCTCATCGCCGAACCGCAGACGGACGCAGACCTCATGTACAATTCTCTGGTGAACGAGCTGGCAGGCGTCCTTGATGGGGCGTATGCCGACATGCTTGAGTCCCAGATTGAGGGGGTGAGGCTGACCTTGGATGAATAGGCGTGTCCACTCCTGTCAACTACAGACTTAAAGACTCTCATCTTTTTCGGGTCACTTTCGGGTGGCCCGATTTCTACCCCCGAGAAAACTGATGGCAGGTTTGATGGCAAAACGCTTGACTACTGTGGTCTACACTAGTCACATGTAGACAATAAACAACCCCTAAAAAACAGTGCTGTGGCGAGTCTAGACCACTTTAGTCTACTACAGGCTAACAGGTGTTTACCTTCACACGGTAGAAGTCAGCAGTTCAAAACTGCTCGCGCCCATAGGGTATCTAGTTACAGTACAAGTAATTAGATACCCTTTTTGTATCAAAATGCCCAAAACACGCTTTTTTGGTGAAAATTCTGATGGCTGATTGCCATATTGGAAGAGGGGGTGTATACTTCACCTAGGAGGCAAAATGATGCCAAAAAGCACCGCTGATTTTAAGTATACCGTATTCGAGCGTGAAGGGTACGGCTGGTACTTCCAGTACGGTGTCGGTGACGGCAAGAGAAGCCCCATGCTTTCGGTTAAGCGACTGGTCAAGAAGATGGGACTGGAAGGCGAATACCCGAAGCTCAAGAACAGAAAGATGTGTGAGCGCATCGTGGTGCTCGCCTACGAGCGTGGGTTCATCCGCATGAAGCGTGGCTCGAAGGAGAAGCTCGCCGACTACCTCACCGACTATTGGGATTTCAACGGACAGCGTATCAAGCGCAAGAACCGCATGGTCAACGGCAAGGGTCATGAGTCGGTATCCGAGAACTACGCATCCATCATGCAGGGGTACATCAAGAACCATGTGGTCCCGAGGCTCAAGAAGGACATGACCATCGAGGATGTCACACCTCGCTTTGTGAGGGACTTCATGCACCGTCTGGTGGACAAGGGTGAGCTTGCGAACGCAACCGTGGACAAGATCATGGTAGCATTCACCAAGCCGCTCAGGGACGCTTGGAAGGATGACATGATCCATGAGAACCCGACCAAGCTGCTGGACAGTATCGACACCACCCCGGAGCGCATGAGGGGTATCCTCACCAGGAGCGAGTTCCAGAAGGTGCTCGTACTGCTCAAGGACAAGGCCACCGAGCACACCTACCTCGCAGTACTCCTTGCAGCCGCCACGGGTATGAGGCTTGGGGAGATTCGCGCCCTGAGAACCACCGACATCACCATCATCAATGAGCAGGATTCCATCGTGACTGTAGCAAGGTCATGGTCGGTCAAGGGCGGTGAGAAAATCACCAAGGGCAAGAAGGAGCGGTTTGCGCCGTGTCCCACATGGCTGGCAGAGAAACTGCTTGCCTTGGGGAAGTTGAACTCCTATGGGACGAGCTTGGTGTTCTGGTCAATCGCCGATACCAAGGACAAGACCCCTGTGTCGGCCAACTACGTACGTGAGAGCTTCTACACCTTTCTCTACGACATCCTGGAGAAGCAGGCTGGCGTGAAGGTCGGTACGATGGTCGAGGACACCGATGCAACAAGCCGTGGCAAGTTTGACAAGGAGGGTAAGCCATTGCAGGTCAGGGCCGGTGAGATGATGCGACGTGAGCGGAACATCAGCTTCCATAGTTTCCGTCACTTCTTCAACACGGAGGCGCAGGCACTCGGGGCAGACGGGGACAAGTTGAGGCTGACCGTCGGGCATGAGAGCAAGGCAATGACCGACAACTACACCCATGCGGAGAAACGACTGGATATGGTCAAGTCGATTGCGGATATATCGCACCTCATCGTGGGTGAGGCGGAGATAATAGAGGATTCGGAAGAACCTACTGAATGTAAACGTTTACAGAAAAAGGAGATGGTGGAGAAATGAAAGTCGAAGTAAAGTCGTTCAAGAGCGGGAACATAACAAAGTATGTATTCTACAACGATGAGGTTGTATACGAAGCTGTATTGTACAGATACAAGGAAAGAACTGTAATCTGTTGTTCTGTACAGTCGGGTTGTCCTGTTGGCTGTACATTCTGTGGGACAGGTAAAAGGTTTATTGCAAACCTCAGCGCTTATGAAATCTGCGATCAGATTAAAAGCATACTGCATGATGAGATTCCTGAAGGGCGCTTCCAAATAATGTTCATGAGTATGGGAGAGCCTTTACTCAACTGGGACTCAGTGAGCCAAGCGATAAAAGGTCTACATGTCTGGTATCCAACAGCAGAGCTTCTTATCTCAACTATAGCACCAAGGGCAATCTACACAGAATCAATTATTGCACTTTCGAGGGCAATACCAAACATCGGCCTTCAGTTCTCAATCCACAAAGCTACTGACGAGCAAAGAAATTCCCTTATCCCGTACAAGAACAAACTCTCGCTCGATGAGATTGCTTGGTTCGGGAAGAATTGGCATAAGGCCACAGGGAGGATGCCGTACTGTAACTATTGTATTGATGGTACGAACAACACAGAAGAGGATGCAGAGCGTTTGTTTTCCTTGTTCCCTCCAGATGTATTTTGCTTTACCTTTTCCGTCGTTTGCAGCGCTGATGAAACCATGAAGGATGCAGGGTATCACAACCTCAAGGCAATCGAAGAGTTCCAGCAGAGGTTTCTTGAACGTGGGTACAACACAAGAATTTTTGATCCAGAGGGGCAGGATGATATTGGTGGTGGTTGTGGTCAGCTTTGGTTTGTTCAGAAATGGATAAAAGAGCATGTGGAGGCGAAGTGATGAGCAGATTAGGACTGACAGAAAAAGACCTTAACGAATTCATCTATGAAAACAAGGGAAACGCTGTTCAAACATTACCAGAAAAAAGTAATTGGTATTTCACGTTCATGCAGAAGCAGGAGCACAAGAACCGTTATGTGAAGATCCACGGTACTTTCTTCGAGGCCAGAGAAAAGATGGTAAAAGCGTTCGGGGATCAATGGTGCTTTCAATACTCAGAAGAAGAATTCATTCCTCAGATCGAAATGTTCGGGTTGAGAGAATTAGAGATTAGGGAGGAAGAGTGATGTGTGATTGTATTGAAAAAATGAAAAAGGAATTTGAAAAGAAAGATTTATACGAATTCACTTTTGACAACACATTTGGAAACAAGGTGTTGCTACCTTTCCGGTATCGTGTAAAGAACGATAAGACCGGAGAGCTTACTAAAAAGGTATGGCATGGTAGGTATATACCTAAATATTGCCCATTTTGTGGCGAGAAACTGAGGGAGGCAGACTGATGGAAAAAAGCGAGTTGATGAAACAGTATGAAGCGGAGACTTTGAAGGAGAGTGACGTATGAGTTATAGAGATAGCCCAGACATGTTGGATTACATTGATTATCTTGAAGCAGAAAATGAAAGATTGAGAGAAGAAAACGCCAAACTGGGAGCCCAAGTCACATGGAGACCCGCGAGCGATAAGCCTGAGCATGGTAAGACTGTACTCGCAACATATCTGAACCAATGTGGCAAGCGTAGGCGCGTCAGAGCGTTCTATATTGGGCAGTACGAGGAAGAAGAAGGTAGTGAGGATGATGAGCTGTGCGTGGAATATTGCGAAGAGAAAGATGAATGGTATCTCAAGGAAGGTTGGTACGAGTTGATTGACAACTGGGATACTTATTCATCAGTGGCAATCGTCGAGGGAGTGGTTGACTATTGGATGCCGATGCCATCAGCACCAGAAGGAGAAGTGAAATGCACAAATTAGGTGAACAGTGGGTTGAAGAGATTGACGGAAAAAAACATATGCTCAAGGCGGTTGAAAGACCAGAGGAAGATAGCCATATCTCAGCTAGGGTGCATCCTTGCTTCAAGTGTTTTTTCCAAATGGATGATTATGATTGTGCATACCCATCAGATAAATGGGTGTGTGATATGCAACGTCGGGTTATAATCAAAGACCTCGGCGTCCTCAATGAGGATGGGTGTTTGCCAGAAGAACGCACAGGGAAATATCCAACGATCAAGGATAGGAATGAGGACCAAGGTTGGTTAGGGCATATTTGGGATTGTATAGTGTGTGAAAAAATAGGCAATGACGATGAAGCGATAGGAATACGCGTTTCAGCTCTTACCAGACAAGAAGCTATTGAGCGTTGGAACAGGAGGGCGTGATGGCGCATAGACGTTTCACAGGCTTCTTCGACAGGCATGGGGCGAAGGTCTCAGACGGAAGCATAGTAAGGATCAACGCAAGTACCCAGTACCCGAATGAGTATGAGGTGTTCTGGGATGGGGCTAAGTGGAAGATGAGGGAGGTACGGCAGGATACGCTTTCCACACAGAAGGTATTCGACCTGCCCTACAGACATGCAGAATTTGTGATTGTGGCTGGTGAGAACCAGAAGGAGAGTAGGAGATGGAAAGAACTGAATTAGTCGAGAAGTTCGATACAGAAACAGGCTGCTCGCTAGAACGAGCAAGAAAAACCGGCAAGGTAGCGTTGCTCAAGGCTGAATATATCAAGTGGCTTGAAGCACAGATTCCCACAGGAGAGAAAATTGCGGTTTCCGCAGAATATCTTCGAGGGCTTGAAGAGAAGGCAGAAGCCCACGACAGGCTGATGAGTGGCGGAAAGAAAACGCTGAAGGAGATTGCAAATTTCTTGCAACGCCCTGTTGCAGTTGACAGAGAAGGTAGACTGTTGTGGTTCCCAAAGAAGCCCGAAATAGGGTTGCTTGCATGGATTTGGTATGATGAGCAGTTTGGGTGTTTTGGTGAAGAACTACCGAAGTACCTCATCGACTACACCGGATACTGGAAAGACTCACTCACCCTGCCGGACGGATGGGAGAACAAGCAATGAAAATGGATGATGAACACAGGACATACAAGGTCAAGGCAAATATTCGTGGCGAGGAAATGTACCTCGGTGAGGACGGAGCCTTCTATCACAAGGGTGACAAGGACATCATTTACTTCACGAGATACCAAGCTACCAGCATTGTGCTTTGCCTCAACCGGATAACAAAGACAGCGGATTTTTCGAGAGAGTAGGAGGAAATATGTTCGAACACACATTAACCAAGGGATGGCCTTGGGAGCAAGGGATAGAACCCGATGCAAAGAATGAGACAGCGGAGGTGTACATCGAGAAAGGATACACGAGATATTTGCAGTGGGATAGGAAATTGGAAATGATAATTCCTTCACTGGCAACATCGTATGTTGCACTGGTGCGATTCACAGATGGCAAGATGGCATGGGTAATCATGGACAACGTAGGGGTATTCTACGAGACCTCACGGCTTGAAGATTTGTTCGCACACATGGATATGTTGCACCTTGCAGGGGGTATTTTATGATTATACCCCAGAAGGCTGAGTTGGAGGTTTTCGACCCTGACACCACCGTGGTATATTTTTTTACCTTTCATGGTGTCAAACTGGTTGCAAAATGGAATATACCGTGATAGTATGAATTATCAAGATCTTTTTCAATCTCCCTTTAAGGAGGTTCACCATGGAAGCGCGTCGGGGAAAGCCTGACAACCTCGCATGGCCAGAGCGGTCATGAAGGCAAAAAAGGCTCCGGCTGGGCCAATGTGCAAACCAGCCGATCATCGCAGGGTAGTGTAAAGGCAACATGTCGGCCTCATAAACCGACGCTCCAGGTCCGAGTCCTGGCCCTGCTATATGCGGAGCGATTACCCGCAGAGAAATATAGTAATACCTGGACGGCTTAGCCTGTGCGGTCGTCTGGGAGTTTTAGGACTGTGGTGGAATTGGTAGACACAATGAAGTGATGGAGGTTGCAAACGAAGTCATGGATAAAGGTGCAGGTTCAAATCCTTGCCAGCCCTAATCAGCCACTGACGAGTGGAGCGTAAAGCAGTGCAAGCCTCTCAACGATGCTCAAATCGTACTGCATGAGGGAACGTAAGCCCCAAGCCGCAACAGAGAATGAAGTGCGGCAACCGCCGGCATGGCCCAACGGTAAGGCAACAGTCCTGTAAACTGTTTGATGCGGGTTCGATTCATGCTGCCGGCTTTGGAGGATCCAATGAAGTGGCTTATCCTATACATTGTAGCAGTCGCGGTATTCATCTTCTGGAACTACTGTGCACACGAGGGAGACGAGGATTGATTCTAGACCACTCTACGCTTCGCTGTGAGGCTGTTGGAGGGGTTTATACATGGAGGAATTATGGAATTTAACAAGAACAAGATTTTGACGGTGGTGACGGCTGACCAAGCGAAGGTCGGAAGCATGGGGCATTTCTCCAATTACATCCCTACACTGGCAGGGTATGTAACAATAGGTTGCAAGCCTGATAAGCTCAT